AAACCCGCGCGGGAAGAATCCGATGCTTAAGCCGTCAATCGCGCCGTGCATCAGGCTGGCGCGCACATCGTCGGCGACAGAATGCCCCGGCGTCAACTCGCCCTCTACCTTCAGCCCGTAATCGTCTTCTTCCATTTTGACCCACTTGCCAATCACTGGGCCGTAATGGTTCCAGCGCATTTTTACGCTGCGGTCGCGGTTTTCAAGCGTTGCAGCAAACGCGCCCGGCTCGATCGTGTCGCCGTATGAATCGATGCCGCCAAACACGCTGGCATAGCCGACAAACCGCCCTTTATCCTCGTCCTTGGCCTTAATCTGCGCCGTGTCAATTTTGAGCAATCGCGTTTGCATAATCAGTCCTCTGGTGGCGCTGGCGCAAGCCAGTTGCCGGGTTGATTCGTCCAGATTGTACCGTCAAACCTCAACACGTCGCCAACTTGCGGGTTTGTAATCTGCACGTTGTCGATTTCTTCAACCCGTAAACCTCTACGAATTGACACAAATATGCGGCCTTGGTTCACGTTTTTCGTAACCAGATACCCAAGAGTCAACCGCCTTGCTGGGGCATCTGGTGGCGTTGTGGTCAAGCTTCCAGGTGTTTCTCCCACGAACAGCTCATCGCCTTCGTCGCCGTCGATTGCAGATGTGTCGAGACCGCGCACGAGCCCGAATGTGGACACCTTTCCGAAGCCGTTATTTGCAATGTCCTCAAGCGTCAATCCCAATGTACGGCATGCGCTACCCGGCTCTGTGCGGTCGCTTGGCGCAATGCTGATGCGGCTTGCTGACGATCCTACGATACATACCGCAGTGCCTTTAGGAATTAAAGTGCCGGTGACGTTCCTGCACCGCGCCAGCATCTCAAGAGACAGATCGACGGTAATGCCGTTGCTTCTAAACTGCGGAACCTCGTCGCCGTCATTCCAAATGATCCTACCCGTCTCAACGTCAGCCGGATTAGTAATGGATAGCTGAATGCCGCGCACGGTTGGCGTGTCGGTGAACCGCGTATCGAAGTCGTCGCCGCTTGCTTTTTCGATCAGGTTAAACTCAACGCCGCCAGCGGGAACGCCAGGCCCGACCGGCCCTTGCTCGCCAGTGTCGCCCTTCACGCCTTGCGGGCCAGCGCCAGCAATTTCGATTAGCTGCACCGCGTCTTGCTCGGTGATCTCAACAACAATGGTCATTCAGTCACCTCCGGCGTGACCTGCACACTGCCAGACAGCCACGTCCGCACGTCTGGCGACGATGCTTGCAGATCCCAGACAAGCCCGCGCCGCGTGGCAAACGAACGGGTTTGCGCGCTGGTCAGCGATAGCGTCACACCACCGGTCACCGGATCGGCGCTAATTGTCTCAACAAGCTGTCCAGGCGGAAGCGGTGCTGTGCGTATCTGTGCGGCCCAAGTGAAGCTGGACGTGTCGATGTAACCGTCCGTCGATTCGATGTCAGGGTCAATCAATCGTACCGTGATCTGCCAGTCGTCGCCGGCAACTAGCTTTATGTCATACTTCGCCGGCGTCGCCATTGTCGGCCTCCTGCTGCCCTAACGTTTCGACCGGCGCAAGATTGACGCCAGCAGTCAGCGTGTCGCCACCTTCGAGCATTGGCAGCCATTCCCGTGCGCGCCACTCGTTTCTTGTCATCAGCCCGTTGTTGACTGCCTTGCTGCCAGTGTCCACGCGGTCTGTAAATGATGATCGGAGCAACTCGTCAAAGTCGAACTCGCAATCCATCGTCTGGCGATCGCGCGGAGAAACAAGGTGCGCCATGATTGACGCCTCGATGCGCTCCAACTCGGTGCGCAGGTTAAGCTTGTACCAGCCTTCGATAATCTGTTGGATCCCGGATCCCCAAACCGTGCCGCCGGCGGTGTCGTTGATCATGACCGAAGGCACGCCGAAGAAGCGCGCTATGTCCTCGATCTGAAAACGCCGGGCCTCTAACAGCTGCACATCCTGCGGAGACAAGCTGATTTGCTCGTATTTCATGCCGGCTTCCAGCGTCATTAACGCATCGGTCGGTCCTTCACGCAGATCTCGGAAACGATCGCGCAGCTGCTCGCGCTGTTCTTTGGTCAAAATCTTGTCGTACATCAGCACACCGGTCGGCTTGCCGCCGTTGCCGATGACGTTTGACGACCACTCCTCGCCAGTGATTGCCATGCCCACTGCGTTTGCTGCGTATTGAAGCGGCGAGTAGCCTTTGACACCGTTGCTAGTTAGCTTAATGTGCCAGACATTGTCAGGCGACATTGCTGTAACATTTCTTCCGTCGTTGAACGTGTAGACAATTTGCCCGTCATCAAGAAGCTCTACGTCCATCTGCGACGACATGAGCGGAATCAACGACAAGATCTGACCGGTGCCGTTTCGGGTTATTCGGCAATAGGCATTTCCTGACAGGTACAGATTCAATCCAACCGTTTCAAAAAACTCTAACCGAGTCTGGTAGCCGTTTGGTTTGTACGCGAACAACTGCGCTAATGGATGATCCGTTTCAAGCGTCCTCCCCGTTTCACCATATCGGTAAAACTTGAGGCACATGCTTGCAATCGTGCTCGCCTTTAGGTTGACCGCAGCCCAAACAGCGCTGATCTGTAATGCGGTATCTTCGTTGACCTTGGCGCGTTTGCCGTCGAATGTGACGAGCGGCCGGCCGGTTTGCTCCCCTGGCACTCTCGATAGGCCGCCGCGAAAGAATCGCGGAATGATTGCGCTGAACTTCATCAGTAGAGCCTCACCGGAGCGGCCAGATAATCGTCAATGCTACCAGATTCTTCTACGCTGTCGCGATCGGCGGCCGCGCGCGCCATTGCAAGCGCAACCATCCCATCAATCCTGCCTGACGTTTTTGACTTGTCCAATTTGCGATTTCCCGCAGGATCTTTGACAGCAACAGCATTCGCGGCGCACCACGTCAACACAGGATGAGACCCATGAAGTATGCGTTTGTTCAGCAAGTCAGCTTCAAGCGTATCGAGCGCCGGCGACATATCGCGAAACCCCTGCCCAAATGGCACCATCGGCAAATCGACGCCTAACTGGTCAAACTCGCGCTTCATAAGGTCAATGCGCCAGCGGTCATACGCAATGTGGGCGATTTCGCAATCAGACAACCAATCAAGCAGGTCGGCGGCAACAACCGAGTAATCGACAGTGCGCCCCTCGGTCGTCACAAGATACCCTTCGCGCACCCACACGTCATAAGGCACGCGGTCAACTTTGGCACGATCCCGCAGGCCTTCGCGCGGCGTCCAAAACCGGCACGCAACGTGCCAGCACTCGTCGTCGCGCCAAACAGCAACAGCTGCCGTCAGGTCGGTGCGCGCCGACAAGTCCAGTCCCACATAGACCGTCTGATCCAACATCGGGCCGGGCTGACCCCCGCAGTCTTGCCACACTCCGCGCGAAACAAAAGGGGATGCTGACGAGATGCGCTGGTTGAGGTTTAGGTTGCGAAACGTGTTTTCAAAGCTAGGCATTCTGCTTGCTTTCTTGGCAAGCTCCCGCATATCGTCCAGCGATCGGAACAAATCAAGTCCCGGATTGGCCGCCTCCCACGCCGCCTGGTCAAGAGAGTCGGCGTCAGGCTCGGCTTCGTAGACGTGGGAGACAATGCGCGGGTCTTTGGATTGCTTTGCGTCATCCAGCCACAACGAAAACAAGTCAGCGTCCGTCGGTGCCTGAGTGCTGATCGCAATGATCAGCGGTCGTTCATGCGCGCCTTGCGCTGTTTCGATCGCGTCAATAAACGCATCCTGCGGTCCGACCACCTGCCCAACCTCGTCGAGGATAGCAAGCACTGGTGACAGGCCGTGCGCTGTTTTGCCCTCCGCGCTGATTGCTCGGTACTCAACGCCCATCGACAAACTAACCAGCTTTTTCTGACTGGGCACAATCCTGATTCTTTCTTGCAGCGCCGGCTCAAGGTTGATGATCTTGCTTGCCAGGTCAAACACAAGTGCAGCTTGATCGCGTGACCGCGCGCCGCTGATGATCTGCGAGTTTTCGACAGCAACAGGCCCGACGAGATGTGCAATCAGTAAGCAGGCAATCAGCGCCGTCTTGCCATTCTTGCGCGCAATGCTTAGGTATGCACGACGCGTCTTGCGCGGGTTGTCGTAGACCGCCGCGATAAACTCGCGCTGAAATGGCGCCAGCTTAATCGGCTTTCCCATTAATGCGCCTTCAGGAACCCGGCAATATTTCTCGATGAAATTACAAACCTGCTGGCCGGTCGTGGGCTTCTTGCTGCGAGGCATCAGTGCGACCGACTGGCAAGCAGGTCGTCAGATTTGTCAGCAACGCGCCGCGCCTTGCGCTCAGTCTTGGCCTTGCCGTCGACTGTGCGGGGATCTGTTCCGGTTTTGTTGATCGACATTGACCGCATGATGGCAAGCTGCTGGCGCTGCAAGGTATCGATGACGCGAAACAGCGGATTCTCGATCTGAGTGCCGCGCGCGTTTTCTAGGATCGCGCCCTGCTGGTCAAGCTGCTCCTGATACCGACGTATGTTCAGCTCGATCTTTACAGCCTTGGCAACCAGCACAAGGTCGATTTCGCGCCAATCGTCTTTCGATCTTGCGCGCGTGAATTGCTCCCAAACAATACGTTCCTGATCGTTTGACAAGTCGATGCCATCAGGCGGCGCAACGCCGTCACCAATGTTGGCAAACGCCTTGACCATTGCTGTTGTGCTATTTTTGTCCGGTCGTTTCTTGGCAGGCATTATTTAACCCCTCGGAAAATCGGAAACGCAAAAAAAGATGAC